ACAAACATGGGCTGATTTTTCAGAACGTTTCGGGATTCCACTGGTAACTGTTACCACTACTAAAACGGATAAAGCATCATTGGATAAAACGGAAGAAATGCTCCGGAAACTTGGCCAGGCTGCTCAGGCAGTTTTACCGGAAGGCAGTACCGTAACCATTCACGATGCCAGCACAAAAGGCGATCCTCATAAAATATTCCTGGAACAAATTAAACTCGCGAATGAAGAAATAGCCAAAAATATCCTTGGTGGAACAATGGTTATTGATAACGGCAGTTCACGAAGCCAAAGCGAAGTTCACGAGCGTACGCTTGATGATAAAATTGCTGAAGAGGATCGAAAAATGATCGAGTTCTTTGTTAACGGAAAACTCATTCCTTTACTACGTACCTATGGTTTTGGTTTTGCCGATGGTGATATATTTGCATACGATCGTACCGAAGATTTAACTATGACACAGCACTGGAGTATTATAAACCAGGCTTTGTTGTATTACGAAATTGATCCGGAATGGGTAAGTAACCGTTTCAACTTCCCAATTACTGGCAAAAAAGCGCAAGCTCCCGCGGGAAATAATTCTCCGGATCCCACGAAAAAAGATTCGAAAACTAAAGGAGCTTTTTCGGCAAATTTTCAATAGGGGGTACCGCATCGGAACCGGATGCTCCCGAAAACATATCCGAAATAAAAAAACCCGCAGCGGGTGTCGAAAAAATAGTTCAATTGTACAATCCATGCCCAAAGTGCGGAGGTTTTAAAGTACATGCCGAATCTGATTTGCCTCCTGGAGTGGACGCAAAAATCAAAAAAGAAGTTACCAGGATAATGGGTTCCATTTGGGACGGAAAACGGCCTGTTACCGATGCCAAATTATTAAAAATTGTTGGCGGTTTATTAGAAAGTCAGGTCATATCCGGCTTTGGTAAAAACTTCAACCAGGTAGATTTCGATACTCCGGATGCCGAAATGCTAACCCGGTTAACCCGCGATGTTTGGCATTTTGCTTCAGCAAAAAATTATCAGCAATTAAGGGACATGACCCTCGCATTGAGGGACGATGAAGGTAAACTTCGAGAGTTTCCTGATTTTAAAGATGCCTGTTATAAAATCAATAATAAATTTAACGGTACCTGGTTAAAAACTGAATACAATCAGGCAATCGGATCGGCTATAATGGCTGCCAAATACAACGATTTTGTTAAGAATGCCAAAATAATGCCATTCTTAAAATACTTAACCGTTGGTGACGATCGGGTACGATATGAGCATGCAGCCCTTGATGGTATTATTCGCAAAATTACAGATGCGTTCTGGCGCACACATTACCCGCCAAATGGTTGGGGTTGTCGTTGCGATGTAGTACAATTGGCAACATCTGTGGCTAAGGAAACCGAAACTATACCCGACGTTAAAATTGATCCTTTGTTCCGGACTAATTTAGCAGCTTCAGGTTTAATTTATCCTAAAGGCCACGCTTATTACGATGGAGTTCCAGATGATGTGCTCCGGGAAGCAATTCAATATTTACCCGCCGATGCTGCTTATAAACCAATTTATAAAGCAGATAAAGGTACGATAGAAATGCATTTACTTCATGGTTTGAAAGAAGCTATGGAAAATGTTAAAACTGCCAAACTATTAGCCGATGCTGATTACAATGTTAAATTATTACCAGTACTCGGAGAAAAAGACGATAAAGCCCGGGAGTTTATTTATGGCACTAAAAATTTTATTCCTGGAAAGAATCCGGATGCATTAGTGGATAATAAAATTGCAGAATTTAAAGCCCCAACTAAGGTGAGTAAATCTGCCATACACAATGCCATAAAACACGGTGAAAGACAATCTGATTTTGTAATTATTCACCTGCAGGAGAAAATTAATAATAACGATCTGGATAGGTTTGTATTAGGAAAAATGAAACAAGCTTTATCAATTAAGGATGTGTGGGTTTTCAACGGTTCAGAAGGTTTAAAAAAATATAACAAACCTTAAAGCAAAACGGCCAATCGAATAAATTCGGTTGACCGTTTTGGGAGTTCAGGGACGCATCCCCGAACACCACAAATATACAAAAAAGCATTTAATTAACAATTAAATACAAAAATTATGTCACCTGAAGGACAAGCAAAAGTAAGCCTCATCCTGGAACTAAAAAACAGGATAAAAACGGGCTTAACACAGGCAAAGGAAAATCTGAATAAAAATGTTTCTGAAATGAAGAGTAAACTCATTTCATTAAAGAATACGCATATTCAGGCTTTTCAAGCAATGAAGGATCAAATTCCAAGTTTTGGAAATGCACTTAGTCTTCTGGGTAATCCTTATGCATTACTAACTGCAGCTATATTGGCTTTTGGTGCGGTTGGAGTAAAAGCAGCAAATTGGAGTGCCGATTTTAAACGAAATATGGCTGAAGTAAATGTTACTGCTCAATTAAGTCAAACCGAACTCGATAGGTTATCAACCAAACTAGTAACTATTGGCACCCGAAACGTCGCTCCCCTGGAAGGTATTCCGCAAGCGTTTAATAGAATAATTTCTGCAGGACTCGACGTTAATACTTCACTAAAAGTACTGGAACCAACATTACGAGCAGCAAAGGCAGGTTTTACCGATTTGGAAACTGTAGCATCTGCCGGGGTAGGTGTAATGGCTTCCAGTGGTGAAAATATTACCAAAGTTTACGATGTTTTGTTTGCAACCTTAAATAAGGGGAACGCTAAGTTTAGGGATGTTGCACAATATCTGCCTAAAATAATACCACTTGCAAAAGGTGCCGGTTTTGCACTTGGAGAAACTGCAGGAGCATGGGCATTTTTAACCGCACAAGGGCAAAATCCGGAGCAAGCAACTACCGGTATAATGAACCTTTTAAAAATGATGACCAATTTAGATACTGTAAAGGGTTTATCAGGATTGGGAGTACATATCTATAATAGTGCCGGTAAAATTCGACCAATGGTTGACATCATATCGCAATTGGGCACTAAAATGAATAGACTTTCGGATGCCGGGAAAGGTACATTTTTAGACAAGGCAGGTATAACGGATATGGAGGCAAAGGGTGCCTTGTTATCCATGATTCAAAACGTGGACAAATTAAAGAAAATAACCGACTTTACTACGAATAGTGCCGGACAGTTAAATGAGGCTTATAAAAACGCTTATACCGGAGCTGATGCCTGGAAAGAAATGATGAATAAAATTAAGGGTTACGTAATAAAGCCAATAGGTGATGAATTGTCGGGTTTGGTAGCAAAAACAGGAGAATGGCTTCTCGGTACCATAAATTATTTTAAGGAATTGTATAACCAATCATCTGTATTCCGGGACTATATATCGTACGTAGGCACAATCCTTAAAGTAACATTTGCCGTTGCCTTTGCACCTATAAAGGCTTTGTATAATATATTTATGGCCTTTACAAGTTTATTTAAGGATAACTCAATTGGTAAAGGAATAGAAAGCTTTTACCTGCGAATAAAACCTATTTTCTTGTGGTTATACGATATCGTTTCACAGGTTTCTACCATTCTTTATAAATTTATAACTTTCGATTTTAAGGGTGCAGTGCAAGCTGTTCAATCTTTTAAAATGCCAAGTTTGGCACAAATAGAAAGCGAACAGGTAAAAGAAATGGCTGAGCGCACCAGGGCAAAATATAAGAATAATGAGGACAACCCATTTTCTGCAGATGCAAAAGTACCTGGTACCGATCCAAATAATCCAAACAATAACCCTGCCGGAGCCGATAGTATTAACGCCATTACCGGCAGTGCCAAACAAGTGCGTAACATAGAGGTTAAAATTGATAGTTTTGTAAAAGGCATGAGTATTAGCAATCAGAACGTTCAGCAAATGGATAACAAACAGCTCGAAGCGTTCTTTAGCGATATGTTTTTGCGGGTAATTCGTAACATGGAAACATCATATCAATAATGATTGAAACTTTAGAATTTACTAAAATGGTCGATCGGGTTTCTGTGGCTGTAAGTCAAATACCACAGAGAGCAGCTACAGTTGCTCTTAATTTTACTGCAGAGCGATTTAGGGCACAAAATTGGGTGGACACTCGTACAGAAGTTTGGAAACGAAATGGGAGAGACAAACGTCCAGGTAGATCAATTTTAGTAAAAACAAGTAGACTTAAGAGAAGCCCCCGCAAAATAATAGTAACAATGGATTATGCTATTATTGGAACAAATGTACCCTATGCAAAGGTTCATAATGATGGATTTAAAGGTATTGTAACCATAAGGCAATATAGAAGGCATGCTTATAGGTCTATTCGTGAAACATATAAAACGAAATCTGGTAAGATCAGAAATCGCACCAATAAAGTTGTTTCTAGTAGCATTATTGTTAGAAGTCACAGACGAAATATTAATATACGTAAGAATAGATTTATGGGAGTTTCGGCTGTACAGGATGCGCAATTACAACGCATGATGGTTTCTGAACTTACCAGGGCAATTAAAGGTACCTAATTATCCCATTAGCATATTAACCCATTAACCCATTAACCCATTAGTATATGGAAATAGTTTTTAAACGAATAAAAGAAGTTTTTGAGGATCATCCGGAAGTATTTTCAGAACGTACACTTCCTGCAATACGTACCATAGATATTCATCTCGGACAGCCAGACAATCCGGAGGAATGGGAGGTTTTTTGCCCTGCCATTTTTGTTGCCTGGAATAAACAACCTGGACCAACCGGTGAACCTGATGTATTAACCCTCGATTTTCATATTCTGCAGGAACCCGGAATTGCAACCGATGGTGAAGAGAATACCCTCGATCCGGGACTTGAGTACCTCCGATTAATAAAAGCCTGCAATTATCTTTTAAACCGGTTAAAAGCCGATAACACCTCACCTTTGGAATGGAAAGGGGAACGCCAGGCAATAACCCAATTTTTCAGGTACCACATTGTAACTTATACCTGCCAAATAGATACCGTTTCGGAAAGCATCCACGACAAAGTATTTGCGGAGGGCAAAGTAGAAAGTATTAAAGTTACTGGAGGGAAGTTAAAGCAATTTACCGACGCAAAACCGGTACTGGAAATTGAAACTTATGGTTAACCGGATCCGGATGAAACAAAAAAGGCTACCTGGTTGGGTAGCCTTTTTTTATGGGAGTATTCGTTTTACTCAATTCCAATGTATTTAAACATTAACAAGCCATCTTTAAAGTAATATATATAATTGCCTATTTGTTTTTTCATTTCCGAATACTTCTCATTTGCAAAGCTAGTATTAGCCATATTTTTACCTGCAGAAAATAAAATAATTTTATATCTTCCTGGTATCAATTTCTTTTTATCAATAATTAGAAAACCACTTTTATCATTAATAGCAATTGCCTTTACCATGTAAGCGGTACCACTAAAGAAAATGTTAATTACATTATCCTTGTCAAAATTCGAAATGAAATATTCAAAAACAATGCTATCATCATTGCTTGTTACCATTTTAAATGAAGTGCTTTCGTGATTTTCAGAAACATACTTATCAGGTAATTTAGTAGTTCTTATACCTACGGTTAAATTTTCAATTTCCTGTCCATAAGACGCAACCGAAATGGATATAATAAAAAGTAATATTAGTTTTTTCATAGTTATATTATTTATTTTGTTTCGAATCCACCTTCAAGAATCCATTCGTCGCAACCAAATCTCCACTCTTTTTTAAATTTTAATTCGTAAATTGTTAATGGTGCTGATCTTTCTGGCCTAAGTTGTTCTTGAATTATTATTCTATACTCATCACCTCGGTACTTTTTAGGATCAGGTAAATTTTTTAAAGCTGCTATTATTTCTCCAGCTGAAACATTTTTCATAATTTGTATTATTTCATTGATATTGGCCTTGTGTCTCTTATTGCGTATTGCTCAAAAGCTCGCTGGATATCTTCTGTTACTGTAATTAATTGATCAATTACCTGGTAAGGTGTTAAATCTCTTACCATCATTTGTATTACCTGATTAAAGAGAGCAGATTGCTTCATTCTTTCTTCAGCATTCGGGAAATTTTTTAATATTTCCTGTGTTTTGAGGTATCTTTGTTGATCTGTCATAATTTAATTATCGTTTAAACGTGATTTAAAAGTAAATAAAATTGAATTAAAAACAATATCAGCCAATAAAACGCATTAAAACGTGGCTTATTTTGGTGTTTAGCTTCCAGTTTGCATTGGTCTTATACAATTCATGCAAAACAGGATACCACTTAATACACATTTTTCTACTCTCGGATGCTTACATGTGCAAACCAATAAGCTAACATTAGATAACAACAATTTTTTATCACTTTTATCAATGTCTTTTGGTAATTCTTTAGTTGTCGTTTTCATATCTAATTTAATTCTAAACTCCTGTTATAATTGTCATTTAGCATGAAAAATTCAGTGCATCCAAAACCTTACTTTCAAAAGTTGAAACATTTTGACCCATAAAGTCTAAAAATTGTTCTTTAGTTATTATTTCAGGCTTTCCAATTATATTTAAACTCTCAGTCCCATTTATTTCTATTCTTAATTCATCATCGCAGGATAATACCTTTACTCCTAAAATATGCACATGATAATTATCGCAATATTCAATTTCATTAATCCGAATAACACATGTAGTTGCTAGTCTCACAAACTTGCCAACTAAATATTGAAACTCTTTTTTTTCTTCAGCTTCGATTGTAGCTTCAATTTCCCTTAATTCTTTTAGCTTAATGTCTTTAGCTGCATTTAATTTTTCAATCATAATATATAAGTTTTTAATTAATTATTCGTGATAACAAACGGTCATAAAACATGGCGGGCGGTCTACTCTGCATCTCGACACTTTATTTTACCCTCCACGTTTCATGCTGCCATAGCTTTATGGTTTTAAAAAATAAGTTTTCCGTGCTCTAAATGGCCTGTAATAATCCTTTATGAGAATGGTATCTCCGGGTTCACAAATGGCAGAATCAAGGTATTCGTCCCGGCCTTCGGTGTACGATAAATTAATAAATTGATGTACGGTTACACCCACGGATGTATATACACCGTACGCAATATATGGTTTTTGGGTATACCGGGCGGTTGTGCAGGATTGGTTTAATAGTACAATAAGTATCAGTGTTATAATAAACCCAATTATTCCTATAAAAGCTCCTTTGTATGCTTCGCGTTTTGGTTTCATTGAAATAAACTCATTTGTAATTTTCTGTTGTTTTCTATTCTCTTAATTTCAGCTTTTGCATTTATGGCAAGGTAGCTGTAGAAGGTTCGCCGGCTTATGCGGTATGTTGGAAAAACGTGGTTGTTATAAACAAATTCCTGGGTTACTCCTCTGGTGGTTTGTTCCAGAGTAAACTCCTGTATTTGAATGATTCTTAATAAAATATTTCGTCGGTTATAGGCCATGTCGCGAATTTTTTTATACTTTTACCTTGTCGAGGGGTTAAAGCTTCTGTGCGTTCGCGTGCGGGGGCTTTTTTTTTAACCGAAATAGGCTATCAGAACTACATCTATTATTTTGTCATTATCTTTTGCTTTTTCTTTATCAACATCAGCAATCGGAAATAATGTTGCAAATCCACTTCCATCACCATCGTTGTTTACATCGCAAATCAAAACATTCAGGTCTTTAGGATATTTATCCAATTCGTCTATTAATTCTGCTACTGTCATGGTTATTTTATTTTTTAGGTTTAAACATCTTATCACATTTGGGACATCTCAAGTAATCTTCAGCATCATGTGTGGTTGTAAATACGCTGTAGTCTTTTAAAAGTCCACAATGTCCACACTTGGGACATTGTTCTATTTTTTCGGGTTCCTCTGAGTTCATGCTGCCTTTTCTAATGGTTTAACATTCCCTTTACATTTTCCCATGTGGGAGCGTTTGCTTGCTTCGCTCTCGAAACCGGTTCCACATTTAGGGCAGGTGCATGCCGATAAGGTTTGCTGCCTAAATAAACGGAGTTCTTGCAATTCTTTTTGCACTTGATGTAATTCTGATGCAAGTGCTTTTTTGTCTTCAGACATTTCGGTGCAGAATTCATTTTTTACATGATATGCTTCTTCGGTTTCGTGCAGTTTTATTTTAATTTGCTGCGTACTTCGTTCAGATTCCTCCAGCTCTTTTTTCGCTTCAAAATATTTGGTGCGGAATTCGTCCCGGCGTGCTGCAAGTTCCTGCCGTTTTGCTGCCATAATGCTGAAGTAATAAATGGAGACGGTGAACATGGTGCTGTAAATTACTGCAGCGAAAAACTTACCCCATTCGCCATCTGCAATATAATCTGCCAACGGGTAGTAAATTAACTGAAGGCAAAGCAGCAAAAAGGTATAGAATCCGGCGAATGTTCTTTGTCCATAATGAGCTAGGGTAATTATTATCACTTCGAGAATAAGAACCACAATTACACTATGAACTTTATTCATCCACTCGTAAGGGAAAGAAAGCCGGGCAATGGAATGATGAACATAAGCAAGATGTTCCACATTATTTAACATTGCCAGGGCAATTACAAAGAGGATTACATTCTCGGATGTAAATATGCGATATTTGGTTTCCTGACTCATATTACTTACTGTTTATTAAGATTGCAAACTTTCTAATAAATGTATGCAAGGCAGCATCCGGGCATAAATAATCCATGTCAATAGACTTCTCGTAAAATGCTCTGTATTCTATTTCCTGTGCCTTAATATCATATTCCTTTACATCCTTCATGTAATCGAGGTTTAACCCGAATTTTGCTGCTATGGCCTCCATTATCCTATCCTCGATTTCCTTGAATTTTGGGAAATGTACTTTGAGTGGTTTAATCATATCGCCGATATATGCTTCAGCTGCATCGTGCATCAGTGCCATCAGTTTCAATTCAATATCGGCATCTTTAGGAAGTAAACTAACAACCAATAAACAATGCTGTGTTATAGAAAAAAACTCGGGTGTTTGCCCTCCAAAATGACTGTTATAAGACAATCCGTGAGCAATGTCCTGTATGTATATCTGCTCAGGCTTTGGATCGAAAATTGAGAATTTAATACCAGAGATGGTATTGAAGTGACCATCTAGGTTTTGAAATGGATGTAAGGTGTTCATTCTATAAGTTAATTTTAGTTAATAACTGTTCAATTTCGTTTATTACAAACTTTCGTTTTGGGTCGGTATCTATGAAATTATTAATAGCTGTAATGCTGTGGTATACATTTGCATGTGTGCGTTGATTAAAAGCCGTGGCAATAAGCTCATATTTTATCCCATATTGCCTGCAAAAAAATTGAGAAACCTGTCGAGGCTCTACAATTTCAGGTTTGCGTATCCTTCTTTTTAAATCCTTATGATTTGCCCACATTACACCACAAACTACACGTGTTATAATATTGATTTTACTTTTCTCCCTTTCGAGAATTGCCCTATCAATAATTTCCTTGTCAGGCCCATCTCTGAAAATAGTTTTTCTATTAAGCTTTTGTTTATCTAAGCCGGGTACGGCCATATAACCTGCATCCATATTAGCTAAATATTTTTTTTCCTACTGTGAAGGCATCCATTATTACATTCATGGTATCTATATCAGAATCATTATCCGGTGACTCCGCAAATCGATGAATTTTGAATACCTCTTCGAAAGCCTCTTCGCTTTTATCATCATGAACCTTCCGGAGTAATTCAATTGCATGTTGTAGAGTAGGGATCGAGGC